ACCATCATCCATCGTATAGTTACGCAGTTGAGTGATTGGCAAGAAGCCTGTTTTAGAACCTAATCCATCTCTTGTTGAATCGAATGTATAAGACACAGATGTATTGGCAATAGTCAAATCATTTGTAATCAAATGCATCAAGTCATAAGGCACATTAGCTGACGGCGCTACAACATTAAATTGTAGAGTAGCAGGCGCTGTAGAGAATACATTTCTGTATATTCTGAATAACATGTCTGATGTTTGGTCAGCTGTCCATGTAGAGCCGTTCTGTGATAAGAATAGTGAACCACCATAGGCCTGTTCTGAAATCTGTCGTTGTCCGACGATATCCAACTTACCAACTTCAGCAACGTATGCCTCATACTTATTCGAGTTGGCAAACAATACAAACGAATGTTCACCTGGTTGCATAAAGATTGGTGAATCGAACTTAAATTCTGTAAATTTGGTTGCATCATCCAAGCTTGGAGAATCTGTAATCTTAACTTTATCTGGTGTTAATGTAACAGAGCCATTTGGATAAATTACAGATGATGACGGATATCCATTCACAGTTGGACGCAATTGCAGAGTAACTGGAATAGTATCATCTTTAGACTTAAAGCAAGTACGCAACCTACTGATATACACACCTTGTGGATATGCAATCGGATCAATCAAGAATGTTTGTGCGAGTGGGTCATACCATCCAACAACCACATCCGTTCTTGTTGTACCAGCAACTCTGGAGATTGGTTGTTCTTGTTGGACCGTTGTTCTTTGGATTGTAGGCTGCGTAATAGAAAGAATTGAGGCCTCAACTGTTTGTACAGCACCTTGAGCAAAGAATGATGCATCTCCGTTTGTGGTAGAAGCCACAATATCGTTAATGTTATTATCAATTAAACGAAGTTTCTTTTCACCAATACGGAATGTTGAGGCAGGAATCGTAAAGATACCAGCAACATCACCAGCCGCAGTTGTCTTCAATCTACCAATAGAATAGAATGAATCGTTGGCAATAGGAGTTGTTCCCCATGTTCCAGAAATCATAGCAATTCTTGTTGCAGGATTGTATGATGTAATTGTTGCAGTTTGGCCAGCGCCAGTTCCTGAAACCACAAAAATTGGCGATGTATTATAATCAGAAACATTGTTTGCAGAATCAGCATCTAAGGCCAATGTAATCGAATTTGTATTGGCCGCAGCAACTCGACCTGTATAGTGTTCATAGCGGACAATCTTAGAAGATGTTCCTGTAGATTGACCAATCAAGTTTGCAGAAGCGAGGTTGTAAGAACCAGTTGGTTGATTATTAACAATGAAAGCTTCAGTATTTGATGTTCTAACTATGAACGCAGTACCAACAGATGATGCAGTACCATTATTAAAAATAGTTACTTGTTCAAAATTGCCAACCTCAGTTCTATAACTAAGGTTATTGTTTTGTAATGTAAATTTATTAGCACGAGCAGTAAATGATTCAACAGGTATTGTATCAAAGAATGGAAACAATGTTACATTAGGTTTGAAATCAGTAGCAACCACTACAATACCCTTAGTTCTCATATAAGGAATAATAGATAAGTCAACTAGTCTATCACCAATGTTTTGTGTGATGGTTTCTGGAACGACCCTAGACACAATACCCGAGCGAGTAGATGTGCCAGTTTGTGTAGTTGTTGTTTGATACGTATCAATAATTTGAGCCATACCTTGTGTATTACCATCACCACCCCAAAAGCCTAAGTTACCAGTTCTTGTTTGAAAGCTTTGAACTTGCGTACTTGTTCCTGTCCAATGATTTTCCCATGCACCCCATACATAATCATATGGAGAAGTCAATGAGGTAATTCTATTCCATGCATCAGCAGAACCACCAAGATTAATCAGAACATCTGGTTGACGATTTGTATCTAACCAAATATCGGTTGTTGGGTCAATTGCAATTTTACCAATATAGTTGGTAATATTAAATGGGTTAATATTTGATGCTTTTGACGCTTTAGATTGGTCAATGAAAGGAGTATCAGTAGTGCTTACAACGAGAGAAGTTCCATTTTGTGTAAAGCCAGAAGAATTAGCGGAATCAAATTCTAAAGTTACTGCGCTTGTAGTAAATGATGGACGCAATTCTTGTAATTTGGAATCAATAGATGCATGATAATCTGGTTGTGCCACATCAGCCACACCTGAACCGGTAAATGAATCTACAATAATACCATTTTTAAATCTTGGTAAATTTTGTGAATCTATAATTGTTAAGTCTTGTTTAGAAACTGTGCTTTGTTCCAACAATGACAATGATGTGTAGTATTCCAAATTCTCAATACGTTTTTCAATAGTACCAATATCTCTCATGGTATAACGTCTGTGATTTATATACTGTGTTGACACATTAGATGTGTTTGCCACATATGCAGGACTACGCAAGACATATAATGTCATAGAGTTGTCTCTGTCTTTTGGATCTTCTGGATATAAAGATGGAACGCCACTCACAACTTCGAAAGTGCGGTCTTTATTGAGAACAACTTTATCATTTCGTGGCAAATAATAATTATAACTCAAAATAATATCTGAGCCATTTTCTGGAATCTTAGGACCAGTTGTTGATGAATCCACATCAAACACAACAGAGTTTGCTGTTGCAGCTGTTGCAGCTGAACGAATTGGCCTAAAGTCTAAACAATCACGCAACGAATAGTTGGTACCACTTGAAGATGTAAAATTTGGAATATTTTCATACGAATAAGTGTTGTATGAATCGTTTGTAAAGAATCCTGCACCAGATGATGAGAATCTATCAAATTTGATAACCAATGGTCCAATCGGTGCTGCATTACCAGGTTTTAATTTGATAGATGAATGGTCATAATAAGAATCTCTTTGGCCACTATCAAGTGAATATCTTGTGGTAACATCAATGGCAGAACCAACATTTGCCTGAGTGATGTTGTTATTATTAAAATCTAGTACCGAAACAATTCTAATAACATCTGGAACATATAAAGATTGAGAAACAGTAGGTGATTTAACAACCGTGTTAGCGGCAATCTGAATTTGGCCATTGGATGTGTACAATGTAACAGCACCATTACCAAATAAGTTTACACCAGCCGATAACTGCAACGAAGTATTTGCCTCAACATAAGTTTTGGTTTTTGGATTTGGTGCAGTAGCATCAATAGTCGCATAAATGTTTGCAGTTAAATTTAAACCGCTTGTGACTGTAATCTTTCTAGTAGCCAAATCAACTGTGAATTGGTCAGCAGGAATAGCTTTGCCAACTTCATATCCAGAGGATCCTGCAGATGTAACAACAACTTGATAGTTTGCTTGTCTTGTTGTAGTGGAAGAAGCTGTGGACAATGCTTCGCCGCTACTTAAACCTAATGCAGGAGATAAACCAGCTGCAAATGTTTGTGATTCATACAACCTTCGGTATGACAATGAAAGACCACTAATTGAACTATTGGCAATGTAATTTTCGCCAAGTTTAAAGATTAATGCTTCTAAGTTTGTGTCACTAATAAACACATCATCAAATGTTGTTGAATGGTCTTTAGAGCGTTGGTCAATGTCCATTGCGGCAACTCTTGCAGATGCGCCGGCACCACTTGTAACAACAATAGAATTAACATCATTGAATTCAAAGTCAATAGAATATTGAGATGCATTTGTTAATGGTGCAATAAATGGATCAGATAGAGTAATAGTAGCGTTTACACCACTATAATTTGTAATTAACTTAGCATTTTCGCCAGCACCAGGTCCACTAGTAATTCTAAATTTAGCACCAATATAAGCATTATCGGTTGTCATTCTATTATCAGATGGAATCAAAGTGTTAGCAATTTGAACAGCACTTACGTTAATAGCTGTATTAACTACACCCGTCAATGAACCAACATTCACATCAAACAAGAAAGTCTTGTATTGATATGTCGCAGAATTGGATGTGTTTGTTGCCGAATCAAACTGAATAGATTTAATTCTTGCAGTACCAATTTTTGTGTTGGAAATGGTTGCAGTAGATGTTACATTAATTGATGAGTTTGGAACACAATGCAGGTCAACAGTTTGGAGACTGTTAATTGGCAGAGTTCCATAAAGCGTATTTGCATAGACATAGTATCCATAGTCTGCGGTGATACGTTTGTTACTGACACTATTTGTACTTCTTGGTTTTGGAACAATAAGTTTTTTTGGTGTAACTGATTCATATTCATAACCATAAACATACGCCTTGCCTGGAGACAAGATTACTTCCATGTTAGCTGAGTTAGCTGAAGATGTGTTCAATGTCAAATTGAATGGTCTAACGGTGTAGTTACCAGATTCATCATATGTTCTACGAGCTAGTGTTTCTTCCAACACCGAATAGATTGGCTCTCGGTTATACTTTGCTAACTTGCCTTCAGCAATTCTAGCTAATTCAATAAATTGAGTATCATCGATAGACGCAAGGCTTCGTTGAGCCAATGTCATTGTAATTTTATAACGGTCGGAACCAGGAGCTTGATAGTTGGAGGCATCTTGTGCTGGATCCAACAATGATGTATCTGATGCATATGATACTGTAGATTCGGTAATTTCAAAACCAACTCTTGTATTTGAATCAGCGGTGTATTTTGAAACAGCAATAGTTTGTGCATCGCTCTTAACAAAGAATCCTTCGTAATAAAAAACACCTTCATTAACTGAAAAGATTTGGCCAGTACCAACGCCAGCGGCTGAAACATTAGCTGAAATAGTATTTGTTTCGAAAGTTTTAATTGTATCACCAGATGCAAATGGATCACCAAAAATTGGTTTAATCAATAGAGTTTTTGGGTCGCCTGTGCCAGCATCGGCATCAAACACCTTCATAACCATCGCACGCTTAGTTGGATTTGTATTATCATCAACTAATGTTTTACCAACAAAGTTGTCTACAGTAACAGCATTACCCAAGAATGTGGAATCCAATTTAAGATAAGTTACCTCTTGGAAAAAAGTTTGGCCGCCTGTGACAACAGAGCCGTTTTTAAATACATTATTACCAAATCTTTGTACTTGTTGTTGTAAAATTGATTGAAGCTGTGTTAATTCACGAGCCTGAACAGCATAGCCTGGCTTAAACAACATACGAAGAAATTTCTTATTTTCGTCATAGTCATCATAATATGGATTTACATTAAAATTGGTATCAAGAGCCATTGACCGTCCTTAAAAACTTACGATTAGTTTAATATTTTCCGCCTGGCCATCTGCCCGGTCGAGTTTTGTTATATTTTCCGTATACATTATATCACCTGTATATGGTTCAAATTCTGGTTGCGTTACTGAGGTAACTGTTCTGGATGAACCAGAAGTGGAACCAATGAGTGAAAGACCCGTAACAAATGTGCCTTTAACTTTTGTTATACGAACACCATTTGTAGTTTGAGCATTAATAAAACCATATCCATTTGGATTAGATACTGAGCCTTGATAAACATATTCATTCAAAGAATATGGAGTTCCAGCAACAACATCCAAATCAGTAGTTTGTGAGATAACAGAATTAGCTGTAGCAGTATTTGCTACAACAGTTGAACCATATTTATATGGATCCCTCAATAAACCAATCTGTCTAAATGAGGTATCAACTGAAATTAACCCTTGTTCAGTAGAATCAATCTCGCCAATCCTTACAGAAACCATTACATTATTTGCACTTAATTCTTTAGCAGGATTAAAAGAATGGCCAAATTTTGGCGGTAAAATAACTCTAGTTTGAGCACCAGAGCCCGAACCGTAAATGAACGCATTTGCTGTGGTATAATCAGAACCAATAGTAGATACAACAATCTTTGATATATTAGCTTGAGCGGCTGAGGCACCAGATGATGTGTTAGAAAGTGTAGCACTTGCAACAGCACCAATACCATCACCAGAAATATAAACTCTGGTTGAAATTGTAATATTATTAGCATTGCCACCAATTGCAGTTGCTGCGGCTGATAATGTTATAATACCTGTTGTATTGGAAATAGAACTGATGTAAGTATCGCTCGGTATACCTGTTCCACTAATTGATAAATTGCTTAAATTAGATAGAGCTGGAATACTGAATATAGATAAAGTTAATGAAGTGTTCGACAACTTCAATGAAGTTTGGCCAGAAGTAAAGGAGTCAACTCTGATGTTAGAAGCTTGTCTATAATTGACACCTGGATTTGTAACCACAATTGTGGTTAATTCTCCATCAACAACACCAGAACTATTGACTCCATAATCCAATGCAGAAGTAGATGTTGGAGCTGGTATCCATGCCGTTGTTAAAAATTTATTTGATGGCTTGACATTGTACATATACTTCCAAACAAACCCATCACCTGTAGAGATGTTGCCATTAGAAGTTGTATAGTCACCAGAAGGTTCAACTGTGGAGTTTGCAGATGCGTTATTAGAAACACATTTGTAAACATTTCTTGCCGATGTGATTACATACATCGGTTTCAAATTTTGTGTAGTATTCGAAGACACTAATGTTGAAACATCAATTGTGTCATCATACTGGCGATATCTGGTGTTTGAGGTCCAGTTAATCCGTGGAACCACCAATTGAACATCATTTCCTGTTGCTCTCTTTGCAGCATAGATGTTGTCCCAAGTATTCTTTTCTGCTGATATAGTATCAGCAATAGAATCTGGAGAGGCCTCATTTGCATAAGGAACATGGTTTCCAACAGTAACATATGCTATTGTTGGATTACCTTCTGAGAACGATTCTTTGAATTGTTCTGCCGTATTAAACGATAATTTTTTATTAGTTATTGCTGCCATAAAATCTATTTATGTCACTATATTTAAAGGTTCGCCGCTGGCATTCATAGTCCATGCAGAAGAAACAGAAATATTTGTGTTACTTAGGATACTAGTTACAATTCTCAATTCACCATTAACTGCAATATTGGTACCAATTGTAATTGTTCCAAGTGAGTTTGCAATATTGAATTTGGTATTTACTCCATCCACATAAATTTTTCCGTTTGATACTGATACTGTACCAGAAATCTGGTTGATAATAGTTCTAGAAACAGATGTGTCTTTTTGTGTTATTGTTAGATTCTTATTCAAGTCTGAATAATTTACGAATCCCGATGGATGTAAAAGTTGACGGAGTACATCTTTATATCTTGTGAATTCTGTCAGAGAAGATGTTATGTAAGAATAATCCACGTAGTAATCACTACCTTGAAGTTTTCTTTCAGAACTTGACAGTATGGAATCAGATGTTGTCCAACGGCCGGATAAGGTGGAATAAGAGTTACCAACTTGAGCTGTTGCTGTTGCAGAACCATCTCCAAAGTTTGTCAAATCAACTTGTGGAATGTACTGGTAACCAGCACCACCTGATGTTACTTTAATCGATAAAATTTGGCCAGGAACAGTATCGGTAAGTGCGTTCAATCTTTCACCGTCACCTATCAAAGCTGTGATTGCAATATTAGCACCCGAACCATTAGAAGATGAAACAGTAACATTTGGAAAAGTGCCTTGTGTATAGTTAATACCACCAACAACACCCCTTGACAAAGAACCTATAGGTGCATTATTTGACCAAACTGTGCCATCACTAAATGAGAATGCCGCATTTACAGTAGCACTAGTGGAAGATGTGACTGCATTAATAAATCGTTCTTGGCTTCTAATAGTAATCTTATCTCCAACACCAGGCTCTCCTGCTGTACCAAAAGATGTTCCTGTTCCAACAATAATAGTTGAGTTATTTAAAACATTTGCAGTACCAGCAACTCTCTGAGATTGAACTTTAATCTTTGTGATTGTTCCTGAACCAGCTACTTCGGTAACCGCAGCAGCAGCGCCATATCCAAATGTACCTGGAGGATTTGAACCAAAAATAATTTCATCACCAACTTTATAATTTACTCCGCCATTATTTACATCAATTCTACCAATTGCACGGAACGATTTAATATCATAAATGGTAGAACCAAGAAGATAACGAGCACCTTCTGAATCAAGTGATGAAACATTGATAGATGTATTTGAAAACAGCACAACAGCATTGGTCATTGGGCCAAGGTCTGTAATTGTAAGTGTGGTTAATGCATCAAAAATTCTTGTATTAATATTCTCACCTGCTGGAATTACCTGTGATGGAAATCCATAATCGGCAGCTGATAAAGTTATATTTGCGTAAGTATTGATAATGTCATCAGTTAATAAAAATGAGATATTTGTATTTGCACCAGAAGTATCAACACCATCAACAGCACCAATAATTGCTGTTGTTTGTTCTTCTTGTCGTGTAATAATACTAGCTGTGTGAAAACCAGCACCACCATATTCAACAACAATACGATTGGTAACACCCGCTGTTACAGACTCAACTTCGGCCGTAGAAACGCTTGTGGCGCCGCCACCAAGAATAGTAACAGTATCACCAACATTGTATGAAGCACCAGAACCTGTAACCAGAATAGATGTTAAAATGGAGAATGTGTCCGCAACAAGTGTTATTTTTGTTCCGTTAGGGTCAATAATATCCGTTATAACTTGTTCACCATTGGTAAATAATCCACTTAAAGTTCTTTTATCAATAATCAATTCAAATGGCAAACCAAAGTTCAAACGGTCGGTAATAATACGCTTCGAAGCACTTTCAATAATAGCAGATGCGCCAGATGTTTGACCTGTAATTTTTCTATTGTTTAATAGAGTAACATCAAAATCATCATACACAACCTTAATTGTGGTATTTGAATCCGGCGCAGTATTAAAAACCAACTTTCTTGATTCTTTTCTAATCGTATAATCAGTATCAATTGTTTTTAATACATCATCAACATAAACATCAACGGCAGTAGAATCAACCTGTTGAGCCAAATAGAATGTGGTATTTGAACCTGTTCCCGTGTAGGTGCTACGAATATCGGTTTCTAACTTTAGAATATTGTCAACTGTCCATTTACCATCCGATACTCGCAGAATATTATTCTTTGGTAAAATAACATCAACTTCATCATTGAACAACATTCTGAACAACAACTTAAACGATTTTTCATTACCTCTAGAAATATAGAGGGGCAAAACATTTTTAATAAGTGTTTCTTTGTTTATTTCAACATCTCTAGGAATTAAAGAAGCAAAGTTGTTAAAGAAACTTTTTTCAAATGCGCCAATGGATACATCCACATCGGACACATATCTCATTTTTTTGCCTAAAGATAATACATCATTTTTCTGTGTTCCTTGGGCTGTTTCCATAAACTCATAGTAAGCTTCAAGAAAAGAAACAAATAACGGATATTCATCCGATACATATTCAGGTACTTGTTGTGCAACAAGTAGGGATGTTTTTAAATTGGACATTTAATTAATCGGATATTTTAGTCAAGTCAATTGTGATGGATGTAGGATCATTCTCATCAATTGTAATAATTGTATTTCTAATAGTTTCAACAATGCCTTTTTCCGACTCAAATGATAACCTTATATAACCATCATCCGAAAGAACAGATAAGATATTAATATCATAAATGTTAATTGTTCCAGAATCATAATCAATTTCACCAACATTAGTATCAACAATTTGTCTCTGTGCAGCTGAATCGTAATAAATTGTTCTAAGTGTTCCAACTCGACCATCTACAATAGCAACTGCTTTGGCACCATATCCATCACCGCCTGTAATTGTTACCACAGCTCGTGTGTAATCAGTTCCCCGATTTGTAATATTAATATTTTGAACTCTACCATTAACAATAACGGCTTCCGCTAATGCGCCAGTGCCATCACCTGTAATGGTTACCGTTGGTGCAGAGGTGTAACCAGTGCCTGCGTCAGTAACACCGATTGAAGTAACACCTGAATATGACTGTGGTATCTCATCAAGGATAACAGTTCTTTCAACACCATCCATATCCAAAACATTGAAACTTGTGGATGTTAGTTTGTTTGTGATTGTACCACGATGTAAAGGCGCATTAAAAATAATTGTATAATTTTTAGATTGATTCAATACAGGCAAAAATCTTTTCTGTAATCGCACGATTGTTTCAGAACCAATAATAGAATTCAAATTTGTAGCATCAACTGAATCTTGCATTTTAGATAGGATAAACTTAGCGCCAAATTTATTCAATTTGGAATTTCTATATCCTATAATAGCATTTCTAATGTTATTTTTAATACCATCTGCACTTACAGTTGTTTTCTTTGGATCGTATTGTATGTAATTGTTAACTAACAAATATAAGTATTCTGGATCTCTAAACTCTGTTTGAACAGAGACAATTGATTTTGGTTTAACAATATCATCCAAAATTCTTTGCTTCTCAGTTTCAGAAATATAGTAATCAGTTTTTGGTTTGATTGATATAAAAACTTTGCCATAAACTGGAGGAGTTTCTTCTTCGCCACCCCAAACTGAAATCGAGTCTAGTGATGGATAATTTTTAGTAATGTAGGATTCATAATCTTTGAAAGTAACCAACCTGTTTTGTGTAGCAAATTGAGCTACGGCATTATACTTTACTTCACTAACCGTTTCTCTGTTTGTTCCACCAGCAGCAACAGATACCGTATCAACTATAATATTAGTTAAAGCACCAATAGCAGCACTTACAGTAAAAGATGAAGCTTTATCTGCAGCTTTTCCATTTGTTGACAAGTAAGTTACATTGATAATTGCGCCATTATTAATCTTTTTACCGATAACATTGTCACCAAAATAAATCTTAAACTTACCACCTCGAGCCTCTTGTAAAAAGTACACTTCAGAAGAACCAGTAACATCTAAAATATCCGTAACTTTATTGTATATTGTTACCTGTGAATTACTTGAAGATGGTCTAACTGAAACCGAGATTGTGTTGGTATCAACGTCAGCATCTGGTATTTCAAAAATAGCTTTTGGATTTGCAGATTCATCTTGTGTGAATGAATATGCTACGAATTGTCCTTCTTTAATTTCTAAGTTCTCAAAGAAATATTTTGTTCCACTTTTAGTAACGGTCGTATCAGCCATTACATTAAAGTTATAAGTTTGATTGTCAATGGTATTGGACAACAAAACAAAACCTTTTGGTATTGTTACAGTATCTACTGTGGTACTACCAGATTCAACTGTCATATTAATCACGGCTTTAGAAGCTGATTTGGAATAAGGAACATACCCTAATGTTTTAGCATGTGATACAACAGAATCTCTCAGTAGTGCGGTATCTAAAAATGCCTCATTAGCTACCATGTTTAGATAGTATGCGTTATAGTGAGTATTGTATGCTAAAAGATTAATTAGCACATCAAGGCCTGAGCCCTCAAAGTCATAGTCCTGAAACTCAGACTGTTGTTTTAAATATGATTTTAAGTTGGTTTTGATTGTATCAAAATCAAGTTCTGCAACTTGTAGACGATTATCTGCCATTTATCGGACTCGCTCTAAGAAAAATTTGATTGCTACCGGGTCGGTTCTATTGACAATTTGAAACAATAGTTCAACTTTAAATCCATTATTATCGAAATCTGGTTTGACAATAACTTTAGAAACACTTGCTCTAGGCTCAAAATTATTAATTGTTTCTATAATTTCACGCTCAATTAAAGTTGATGTGACCATATCTAATGGTTCAAATAGAAGTTTTCTCACATTGCAACCAAGTTCTGGTTGGAACGGGACTTCATAGTGATTGGTTGAAATTAAATTCTTAATTGAATTGATAACAGCCAGTTCACCTTTATGTTTGTTGATATCTTTACGAACCGGATGAATTGCAAAATTCAAATCCAGGTCCTGCCATTCTCTGCTTGTTGTTGTTATTACTGTTGCCATTTTCTATTTATGTTACGGTTGGGCAAGCCTAGATTTTAATTTGTCGGAACCAACCAAATTATCAATTAAACTACTTTCAGATGCACCTAATGAAGCATATCTGCGGATAGATTTTGCATCGTTAACCAATTGATTTGAATTGGTATAAAAATTCTCATCATGTACTCGCCTATCACGAACTAAAGTGATTAAACTATTTGCAGTACTAGCAATAGTATTTACGGCCGCATATGATAAATTCGAGGTTTTTGTTGTAATTACATCTTCACCAACAGTTTCAGTAGTTATTGTAATGCTTGCATTGATTGTATTGGCATATGTAACAATAATATTAGCATAATCATTAATTGTATTAGCGACCAAAATACTAGTAAAACTACCCAACATAGGTGCATTATCTTCTCGGCCATCTGTTTGATATACCAGATACATCAGAGCTCGACCAATTTGCATAGCTTGTTCAAGGTGTGGTTTTGAGGCCGCATCTACGTTTGCAGTAATAGGAACAACACCAGAAATGCGATATGTGTGAGCTAAAAATTCTTCCATTTGGCCAGTATATTTTGTGGTGACAATTGGTGGATTCTCAGCATCTCCAGTTGTAACATTATATCCAGTAATAGCTTTTAAATCGAGATTAATTGTTGACCATAAAGCCGTTAGATTACCAGAACCTTGTAAACTGCTTGTGATATTAATTAGTGTGTTAGAAGACGCCCAAATAGTGTTACAAGAAGCGGCCACAGGGTTTGTATGATAACCGTTAGCATCATCATTGACCAAATCATTAACCATCCATTGATTTGGTAACAAAGCTGGTGCGGTGTTCAACTGATTAATAGCTGTGTTTGGTAGTGTGGTTATTATACCAGAGGTGTCAGTAAAATTAAAACCTGTTTTATCAAATAAAGTTGCCATAATATATCCTTAAATCATTTTTGGTATTGGCGGAGTTGTTGGGCCAAACTTAGCAAAATGGAAATGAGCATTGTGAAGTGCTGTATTTACTGTGTCTGTCATCAGCACAGCATTCATGAAACCAAAAGTTCCCAGCGGAGCTGCCACAGAAAGCACAGCTGTAACTGTTGTTGCGGAAAATATACCTAAAGGTGGTGTTGGTAATCTACCTTTGAGTGGATTACCAGGATCACCTATACCACAAGAAAGACCAGCTCTAGCATCAACCCTAACAGCACCAACTGAGTAAGCTTCAAGGTGCCCGTCAACTTCCAAATCACCAGTTATTAATAAGTGGTCACCAGTTTTAATATTTAGAGAACCTCCACCACCTAAAACATCACCACCAGCACCAATAGTCATATCTTCTTTTGACAATATACTAGCTTCACCTTGTGATACAAGATTGTATTTACCTTTAACAATAAGATTGTAATCTTTTTCAACAATCTCTTTTCTATTACCTTTAACATGGAGAATTGAATCACCATTAATTGTAATATTACAAACACCACTAATTAAAACATTTTTGTTTTTAGTAATAATTTCATAACCATCACCATAAATTTTATGTACTTCATCACCATTTGGATGCATTTCAGTAAATGTTCCTGAGCGATGGTGTATACGTATTCTTTCTCCGCCTGGTGTATCATCCATCTCAAACATGTGGCCAGACATAGTTTGAGTAATATTATTAAATGGATATTTTGGTGGATATTCTATTGAAGCGGGAGATTCCGGCTCAGTCCAACCATAATCAGTATCGGGCCTTTCAGGTAATACTTCTCTTTCATAAGGTATAAATGTATCTGACATATTTTATTTTTCTTTCACATTAAGGTCCTACACCAACTTCCACAGGACTTGCTGGTACACCAGCATCACTAATTAATTGTTCAACTTGTTTACCTGCAGCTGCAGCTTCAGCATCGCTTGTTGGTGTTGCTATTATTGCTGCAATTTTTTGAGGAGTTGCAGCTATTGAAGCTGCAGCTCTAGTTGCTTCGGTTACAGCATCAACTCCTTCTGATATTGTATTTAGCAATTCATTAACTTCACCAAAAAATCCAGAGTCACCATCAAAGGCAAACAATGATGTAACACCGGCTCGTAAAGCTTTATATAAATTTCCTAAACAATCATTTAAAAATGCCAAAGCTCTTTCTGGTAAACTACGAAGATAGGTAATCATTGCTGAGATTCTTCTCAACACGGTCAAATAACCATCAATTGTTTCTTGTATTTTCTTTAAAGTTGATGTAACATCTTTAATAAACCTAACAATTTGTCTTGCAAACTCAATTGCTTGTTTTACAAGACCTGTTGGATCGTAATTTGATGTTCCCACCACAACATTAATAAGTTTTCTAATAGCATCAACAATAGGACCATAAAGATTTTTCATAGCACCAACAGTTTGGTCAACTTCATATGAAATATCACAAACGTGTGCTCTTCTTCTATTCGAAGTGTCTATAGCAGTAAATTGTACAACACCTCGACCTAGTGGTGGCAAAGATGGTTGGCCAGGTCTATCATAGATTTCACCGTTCGGCATCTGAGGTGCACCTGTAGGTTGTTTAACAACCACAGTATTAATACCTGGAAGAACATGGGTTACAACTGGAAGTTGTGCTGATTCTCCATCAAAGAAAAAACCAATGACCCAATCTCCAACTTTTGGTCCAGTGGCAGTTGTTGAGCCATTGACTGGCAATGCAACCATAGCCCATGGTAAATCTGTTGTTGGTAGGACCGTTTTGTTTATATTGTGAAAGCCATTGATACGAACACGAAGTCTTCCTGTCTTCAATGGGTCATCATAATCTTCTACGACTCCAGTCCAATTATTTAATTTTACTAAATCATTTTCATACATATTAATAGTTTCCTACGCTTTTGGCTAGTTGTCTGTTTGCAGCTACAACAGGTTTAGCAGAAGAATCTGTTACTACCTCTGCAACAGTTTCAAACATATTGTATTTTATAATGTGTCTAGTGGAAAGAATAGCATACTTTCCTTTTAAAGTGGAATCATAGTTATTACCACCTTTAGTATTGAAAGACCGAGTTGGAACTTCCAAATTAATTGTTCGACCTGGAGATACTAAAAAGTTTCCAGGTAAAACTATTTTTAATCTTTGTGATGTAAAATTTTGTAACAATGCTTTTCTAGCATATGTGTATTTCTGAGGCACATCATCAACTTGTAATGAACCAGGTTCATTCGCTTTAATGTATGCTGATTGTGGTCTTTGACCTGTTGTCAAATAGTATACTATCCTAGAATCGGTCATTTGATAGTTTGTTTTTCCCAATTTGTTTGTTTCAATAGGCAAATTTGGATTTTGATTACCATGTTTGGTCGTTGCAAACACATCATCAAAACTTTTCTTCTGAGTTGTTATTTGTCTGGTTAACGGATCAATACCAACAAATGTTCCTGCAAAAACACCAGCTTGTGTACTCTTAATAAAATCAAATTGTGTCATAACTTCCATCGCTCTTGCACCAAGCAATTCAGTTTTAATATCATCGCCTTGCAAGTTTTTAATATCAAAGTTTACATTAAAAATTGAAGGTTGTTGCATAATCTTTGACAGCGTTGTAAAGTTATAACCTTCCACATTCTCAAAAAACATAAAAGTTGGTTGACCTTTAGAATCAATGGCTCGTTTTGAACACCAATTTAAAGCATCAAATGGTTTTAAACCTGGTATAATTACATCAATTGCACCATAAGATTTTTCAAAATTCTTTGCTACAAAATTGGAAACTGGAACTTTTAGTTTATTGTTTAATATTTTTCTAACCGCATCGGTATAAGTGCCTTTATAAGCTTCGGCTATCAATTGTTGTTCAGATAAAATAATTTCTTCCGAAGCAAATTTTAAAACATACGATTCACTTGTTTGATTTATATTTCTTCTGTCTGTTTGTTTGTATACCCTAAAAGCTCTTTTTAATCTAAAAAGACCTTCTCCTTTGTCAATATCTATTAAGATAATTTCAGTACCATCAATTAGCAACTTTGAAGATAGGCCAATGGCATCATTGATAATAATATCACCAGAAATGCAAGGAGATAACATACTTTCATATATGTTAATTTCTTCAAAAATTTCCCGTAACTCAATTTTACCACCTTTGGTAACAAGAGTTAGTTCGTTAATTCTAAAGTCTGTGGGTTGCTTTAGATTAAAATCACTCATATAGAATCTTTCATCACATTTTTAAATTCTGTTTCAATGTCAATTACAAATTCTGGTTTTAAAATAGTTATATTTCTTTTGTTTTCGTTCAATTCATTTTCGTATTCATAATAAGATTTTGTTTCTTTTGAAACTACAATTTTTAGAGGAGTTCCATCTCCTAAACTATAACTTGTTTCAGATATAACCACATTAGCGTATGTGTTAGCATCGAGCCTAATTTTATCTTGTCTATACAAACCTGTTGAAGTATCAGTTCTTGTTTCTATTTTATAATATGATTGAGTATTATTTGTTGCCCACTCTAAGCCACTTACACCAGTGTTTGAAGTATTAGCATATGATGGTGATGAATATTTTGCTTCAATGAATTTGCCAATTGTTCTTTGACCTAAAGGCCATTCATAAAGTGGATCTATAATGTTATTCATTGCCAAAATAATCCAGTGTTTTTCTGGAGAACCATAAATTTTAGATGCTAAAATTTCAGGTGTGTCACCATCTTTTATTTTATATTTGTAATATGTAGCAGCGTTCTGTTTTAAACTATCATTAAAATTATATCTAGTTGTTATGTTTGTAACAACATCTAAAGAAGTTGAATCTTTACTTTTATAGTAGGATGTTTTAGGAAAGAAATTAAAATATTTTGCCATCTTATGCACCTCCTATAGAGCCGCCGCTGCCAGACTCATCTATACCAGTTGTATCTTCTGTTCCCCAACTACCATTAGCCAAATCGAATTCGGTATCTGATGTAGCAGTAGTTTCAAAAGTTATACCTGTTTCATTAAAATCACCTAAATTTCTAGAGGCATCAATTTCAGCCTGTGTTCTAAGTTCACCACTTCTTTCATTACCAAAATCTAAACCATTAATTGCTTCATCACCTCTGAATGGTGATTTGTACTTAACTTTTTCACCCGATAAGAATTGTTTAGTGATAATTTCTGTTTCTTTAAACGATACGTCCATACGTATAGCAACAGGCATACCAGTTCCACCACGTTCAGGTGAGTTCAATAATGTTTCATAGGAAGCAAAACCATTTGGTGCATAATCAACTGAAATACCCGTCATCACACAAGTGGAAACTTTAGGTATATTTGGATTTTCTTGGCCGTTGTAATAGAATTTAATATCAAACTCAGATGGAGGAACCAAATATCTTCCGAATGAAGAAGTTAAAACTTCTGGTGCTTGATGAAATGTAAACATATCAATAATACTTAAAACTTCTTCAGCTTCTTTTCTGCTTCTTGGATAAAACATAAAAGAGAATCTAAAATTTCTAAAAGATGGTGATTGATATATCAATTCTAGTTGAGGGTTAACTGCTAGAGCACCACCTGTTGCGGCAGAAAGTGCTGTGAATAAAACATTTTTATCCAACCCAGCCCTTGAACCAAGACCAGCCGCAGCTTCAGCAACAAATGGAGCCATATTTTTTTGTATAGCCTCTCCGCCTTGTTTTCTTGCATCTAAAAGAGAAGCACCAGCTTGCACACCAGCACCAACAATGCCTAAACCAGAAGCTACACTCACATCACTATATGATTGATTATAATCAAATGCCAATGTATCTGGCATATACAAAGCAATGGTATCTTTTGTTCTCTTTACAGTTCTAAAAAAGTTTCCTCTCTTTAGAAGGTCTGATTCTTTTAAAGATGTAGCATATTGACCAGCTTTAAAAAGTGTATTTTTTGAATTGATTTCTTGCAAAATACCAGCTGTTGTTCCATCATCTGAAGCCGACCCATCATAACTGCCTTCTAATCTACTTTTACTATCATCTTGTTGAGCATTCCTGTCAGAAACAAAATCCAATATATTTGTAAATATTTCTTGTCCTCCAGTAAACACATTCTGTGATCCACTGGTATTTTCTAATACTTTAGCTGTAGCCGTATCATCATAACTATAACCACCCACCTGAGTTCTCTCTTGCACATTGATAAAGAACATCATGTAATGGCCTTTATCCGTTGAACCAACATCAATAGGATAGCGTTTATTGTCTACATTAAATTGGTCGGAATTGATTTCAAAATTCCTATTTTCGCCAGGAATATATTTTATATCTGTAAGTGAGAAAAATGCCATTGTCTGCCTTTTGGTTGCCTAGATACTATTTATGTCATATAAAGGAACTTTTTTACCTAAGAACCCGTCCAAGTACAACGGGAATTCAAAAAATATCATATATCGTTCCAATTGGGAACTGAGAGTTATGAAGTATTTTGACGACCATCCAAACGTAATCTGGTGGGCATCCGAAGAGCTGCAAATACCATATGTGTCTCCCGTGGACAATAAAACACACAGATACTTTCCAGATTTTATTGTAAAGATGCGTCTTAAAAATGGTAAGGTCACCACTTATATATTAGAGGTGAAACCATTGGCTCAGACCAAGATGCCTGTGCAAAAACGCAAGACCAAAAGATTCATCCAAGAAGCAGCCACATATGCGGTCAATCAGGAGAAATGGCGTGCTGCAGACCTTTTCTGTAGAGAGCACGGATGGCAGTTTAAAATCATCACGGAAAAAGAACTTGGTCTTTGACATAAATAGAACATGGCGTATCTAATAGACAGAATAAATCAATCGTTAAGAAAACAAGGTTTGACTCCAAGAACAAACCAAGCACGGGCATGGCTACAATCTAAGGTAACTCAGTTGAAACCAAGTCGCCAGGCGTTACTACAGGATAGAATCCGTCTACGTGATTCGACCATAATCGGCAAGATGTATTTTTACTTTTATGACCCCAAGACAAAAGGTTCGATGCCATACTACGACCGGTTCCCATTGGTACTACCAATAGAACAATACAATGATGGATTTTTAGGGTTGAATCTACATTACATTCACCCAAAGCAACGAATTATTTTATTGGATAAGTTAAGTGATTATGCAAATAATACTAAATTCGATAAGACTACAAAGTTAAGGTTGAGTTATGCCGCTTTGGCTTCCGC